CAGCGATGGCCGAAGACGGAATCACGGCCGGGAATATTCAAGACGTTCCGAGCGGGGGCTTTAACCAAGGCCACGTCCTGAGTCGCAGCCCAATGGTCGAACTGTTCGAGGTCTGTCAGTCGATTGGCTTAAGCGCCACGATAGTCGACGGAAAAGTGAACGTCCTTAAGGTCGGAAACGGAACGCCGGCCCCGCCAATAACCATTTCGGTAGACACTGGTCTTATCGGGATTCCGGAAGTTCAGCCTCCGGGCGTGATTGGTTTTCAAGACGCCGCGTCCCCCGTTACCGCGAGCCCGCAAAACAACGTTTCGTTCACTCATCTGCTCAGGTGCGACCTGACTCTTTGGCAGCAAGTGAATATCGTCAGCAAGTTTATAAACGGGATCTACGTGATTCAAAGCGTGACCCAGGATTTTGATTCCTGGGAAGGAAACTTCTTTTCCAAGTGCGAGGCGTCCAGGCCTCCGGCGGCTGCATGAGCTTAGGGAATTTAAAACCCACACTCTACGACACGATTCAGTCAGTGGTTCAAACGCTGATGTTAGACTTGAATTTTTGCTTGCCCGCGAAAATCGTCGCCTACGATAAGGCCACGCAGTACGCGGACGTCCAGATTCAACTCTACCAAAAATTCAGCGATGGCTCGCTCGTGCTCCCGCCAGTGATTCCGAACGTTCCCGTGAAGCACCCGCGCGCGCAGGGTGGGGCCGCCTTCATGCATATGCCGCTGACGGCGGGCGACGACGTGACCTTGGTCTTTTCTCAGCGGTCCTTGGACAACTGGAAGACGCAGGGCGGCGAAAGCGATCCAAACAGCACTCGGAAGAGTCATATCACTGACGCTTACGCCTTGATCGGCGGCTCAGCTATACCGGACGCCTTCTCTCCGGCCACCGACGATGCGATTGAAATCGTGAACGGAACGGCTGCGATCAACATATACCCGAGCGGGAAATTTAAGATTACAAATGGGACCGACGACTTGATATCCTTGGTCCAACAGGGTTTCCAAACGCTTTCCGAAGACACGGTAAACACCATGCTTGGGCCTCAGCCCTTGAATGATTTTGAAACGTATTCTCAGATCGCGACCAAAATAATGAACCTCCAGGAATCTTGAGATGGCACTGAACCCAACACCGCCAGGAAAAGCGATTGCAGATTTGTTTTTCAACTCTGCTCCCACTCCGGGAACTCCGGTCACGGTTTCCCAGTTAGAGGCGCTCTGGGAGAGCGCCATAGCCATTCTTTACGCCGACATCGTGGCGAACATGGACGTACTCCCGGCCGGACACGCCGGACCGGGGCTTCAGACTCCTATCGGAATTCCAGGCGAGGTGTTCACGGGGGCCGGCGCAGGCGGAACGACTCAAACGAATGCCGCTGAAACTATTATCGGGATGGGAAGCGTTCAATGAGCGATCTCGGAATGAACCTCGTGACAAACGATTTAGATATCCGAAACGGAGACCTTTATCTCGTCACCGGCACCGACGCCATCGCTCAGAACCTTCAACAGACGCTCCAGCTCTGGCTCGGCGAGTGGTTCCTAGACACGACCAAGGGCATTCCGTTTAAACAGCAAATCCTGATCAAGAATCCAAACTTAGACGTCGTACAGGCGGACATTGTAAACGCGGCCGTCGCGGTTCCGGGCGTAACTCAGGTCATGAACGTGACCTTCAACTACTCAAATCAAAGCCGGACCTTTTCGATTTCAGTGGATGCTCAGACCAGTACGGGGGAGATTATAACCGTGCCAGCTCAAATTACTTTACCAACTAACTCTACGATCCAAGGGACGCCATCATGAGCGCTGGCACTGGGTATGGCGTAACGGTCCAAGGCTTCGTTCTTCCGCTGCTCACCGATCTTCTTACCGATCTAAATAATGCGGTTCAGGCTCAATTCGGGGCCGACGCGAACGTAGCCCCTCAAGCTTTTTTTGGTCAGCTCAATGGCATCATTGCAGAGCGCCTGTCGCTCGTGTGGCAAGCCATGCAGGATACCTATTTCTCTGCCGTCCCTGACGAGGCTTCCGGCGCGTCTCTGGACAACGTGGGCGCGCTCCGGGGGATTCCAAGACTTCAGGCGTCTGCATCCGTTCAGCAAAATGAAAAGCTTTTTGGTGTCAGTGGCACCCTGATCCCTGCCGGGACTCAGTTCTCGGTTCAGAACGCGCCAGCGAGCGTGTTCGCGACTGCGGCCGATGCGACGCTTGGACCTGGGGCGAACTGCATTCAGACGCTCACATTTTCCGGAACGCCGGTCAGTGGTGTTTGGACGGTTGCGAACGCTGAGCAATCCACCGGAAATCTCGCGTACAACATCACGGCGTCTGTTCTTCAATCTGCGATTCAGACTCTTCCTTTTTGCTCTGGGTGCACCGTCACCGGAAGCTATACCGCAGGATTTACTGTCAATTTCAATGGTGCCGGAACCGGCGGCCTCATGGTTCAGCCTCAGTTCACATCAACATCGACGATGGTCACTTCGGGAAGTACGCCGGTCACCGTCGCCACCGAAATCACACAAGCCGGTGTCGATCAGCTTTCCGTCACGCTCACGGCTACCGACACCGGTCCGATCATCGCGAACGCAGGAACGCTTACCAACATCCTGACTCCCGTATCCGGCCTCACGAACGCGCTCAACATCACCGACGCCACTGTGGGCTCGAATGTCGAAACGGATACCGCCTACCGCGCGCGTATGGCGGAAGAGCTTCAAATCGCTGGCGCAGGCACCGTGGAAGCGATTCGGGCGAAATTGCTAGCAACTACCGGCGTTGAATCCGCGCTCGTTTACGAAAATGTGGACGACGTTCCAGACGGAGACGGAAGACCTCCGCATTGCTTCGAGTGCGTCGTCAACGGCGGGACCGACGCGGCGGTTGCGGAAGCCATTTGGCTTGCGAAGCCGGCCGGGATCGAAACTTACGGGTCGAGCAATTATACGATCACCGATTCGCAGGGGCAGACTCACGTCATTTACTTCTCACGGCCGACACTCGTTGACGTCTACATCACGGCCAACCTGCTCGTGAACTTGAATTTTCCATCGAACGGTCAGGCGCTCATTCAAACGATTTTTGACACCTACATCAACAGCCTGAATCAAGGTGTGAGCGTTATCGTGGATCCGTACCTGACGGCACAACTCGCGAGTATCCCGGGCATCGACTACGCGACGATTTACGTCTCGACCACGCCGGGGCCAACGGAGTCGAACAACATTCCGATCGCGGCTTACGAGCAGGCGTTCACTCAAACTGATTTCATCATCATCAACAAGAGCGCGGGGTGATGATTGTTTACTCCGATTAATAACCACGTAGAGCAGGCAATTGCGAGACTGGTCACCCAGTACAAAAACGCGCCTAATTTGCAGGGTTTAATCACTGCTATCGTTGAGCAGATTCAGATCATCGAGAACTCGCTCACCGACATGAACACGCTTCGGTATTTGCCGGACGCGCAAGGACAGCAACTCGACAATATCGGTCAAATCGTTGGCATCGCCCGCCCGGCCGGCATGAGCGATGCGCTTTACCTGAACCTCATTCTTGGCCAGATTAAAATCAACACGTCCCAGGGTCAGCCCGAACAGGTCATCCAGCTTTTCCTGCTTTTGACCGGAGCTCCGTTCGTGATCCTTTACGAAGGCGCGAACGCGGAAATTCTGCTCGAGTCTTCATTTCAAGTCCCTGACCAACCGACTGCGGACAATCTGATCGAAACAATATCTCAGGCCACTCCGGCCGGGGTCCGTGTCGACGGAATCGTGTCCTTCGATCCAACCATGGCGTTCGCCTATGACGGCCCGCTGCCCGGGTTCGGGTACGACGATGGAAGTCAAACGGTTGGCGGGAAGTACGCGGAACTTTGGGAGTATGCCGGTGGTGGATTCGCCTATGACGGAAGCGATCCATCAGGGCTCGGGTACGGAAGCCTTTCAGATCCATTGTGTGGAGGGACGTACTTAACATGACCCCAATAGAAGAAATCGAACTTATAAAAGATTTTGAACGATACTTTGAATATCACTCTGATGGTTATTTGATTAGAAAAAAGTCTCTTCCTGGGAGTGGGCCATCTGGTTCTATAGTTAAAAGCCATCCTAATAAGAAAACTGGACATTCAACGATTGGGTTTAAGAAAAAAAATTACTACGTTCACAGGGTGATATTCGCCATTGTGAATGGTTATTTTCCTGATCAGGTCGATCACATTGATCGAAATCCACTTAATAATAAAATTGAAAACCTAAGAGAATGCACAGCTCTTCAAAATATGTGGAACCGGACTAGGAACAAAGACGGAAACATTAAAGGTCTGGATTTTCACGGTGCGACAAATAGGTGGCGCGGTAGAATAAAGGTTTCTGGGGCGGTTCATTTCTTTCAATCTAAAGACAAAGAAAAAGTGATCCTGTGGCTAGCTGAGAGTCGATCTAAGCTACACGGAGAATTTGCATGCGCGTAATTTTAACGTAGAGTTAGGGGAGAAAAGATGTCAAATCCAACGCAGCCAAACGTTTTACCGGCGTGGACCCAGGGGAATAACTCCGTCAGGCAACAGCCGACGGATGGCGAGCAGCTCACCGGGTTTACTCCGAACTTTAGACCTCCTTCCGGATGGCATAACTGGTTGTTTGGTATCCTATCCGACTGGATCGCATGGCTGAATTTCATCACGGCGAACCCGGGCTATTTCCCGGTCAGTAATGCCGGCCACCACGTCGCGACCGCAGGAAACCTTCAGGGTCAGCTCGACCAGCTCGACGCCGTTATGTCGACGCTCGGTTTGGTCGTCATCCCGACCGTTCAAGGCAACGGAACTCAAGTCGCCTTTCCTCTCCCGCAGGCTCCGATCAACGCGAACTCCGCCGTTCCTACCCTGGACGGAGTCGAGTGCCAAGAGTCAGAATATACGGTCGAGCAGATCAGCGGAACGTGGAATGTCGTTTTCGGTACGGCTCCAGCGGCTGGTCAGCAAGTAAGCGGATTTATTTTGACCGGCTCTTCCGGGGTCGGTGTGGGCGGCGGCGTCGGCGCGATTGAGAACGCTCCCGGCGGAGTAGGTATTTTTTATCAGAACGACGTAAACGTTGCGGTTCTGAAGTCACTTATCGCCGGCA